TTCTAATATGGATATATTTAGTTCTATTCTTGGTTATGTTGGTCAGCAAGAAACTAATCAAGCTAACCAAGATATTGCACAGCAGCAAATGGACTTTCAAGAAAGAATGTCCAATTCTGCTTATCAGCGTCAAGTTGCTGATATGCAATCTGCAGGTTTAAATCCTATGCTTGCATATATGAAGGGTGGTGGCGCAAGCTCACCATCTGGTGCAACTTATTCTGCTGTATCACCAATTACAGCAGCTTTAAATGCTAATCAGCAATCTGCTCAAGTTCAACAAACAAGAGCAGCTACACAACAAACGTCTGCTCAAACTGATTACCTAAAAGGTCCTCAAACTGAGATGACCAATCAACAGATTGATAATCTTAAGACTGATAATGATAAAGCTAAACAAATTATTGTTAATCTTAAACAAGAATATCAAAACCTTGTTAAACAAGGTTTAAATCTAACTGAGGTTGGTAATCAACTTCGTGAAAGTGTTAGTTTAATGAAAGCCCAAATTACTAATTTTGGCGAGTTAACTACCTCTACAGCTTGGCAAGCTGAAATTAATAGATTTGAATCTCAACTTCGCGGTATGGAGTCCGAAGCTGCTAAAGCTGCTGGTAATTTTGGTCGTGAATACAATCAATATAAACCACTACTTGAGTTTTTAAAATCTTTTGTTCGTCCTCGATAATGGCTCGTCTTTTTTTAAAGGAAATGAAAATGAAAACTGTGTTTTGCCGTTCTCCATATAATTATGATATGGACTTAGCCAGTGATAAATCTGGCTTATCTTGTAATGATGAATCATTAACCCAGCAACAATTTCGTGAGGATTCTGACATTAACACTATTGTTAATCGTTTTATGAAATCCGGTGTATTGCCTACGCCTGTTAATATGCCTCAGTATATTGATTATGAAGGTGTTTTTGACTATCAAACCGCTATGAATTCTGTTCGTGCTGCTGACGAACAATTTATGCGTATGGACGCTAAAGTCCGTGCCCGCTTTAATAACAGCCCCCAAGAGTTCCTCGCATTCTTTGCAGACTCTGCAAACACTGACGAGGCGATTCGCTTGGGATTGGCTGTTCCTCAAACCGTTGTTGAAACGCAAGTTTCAACTTCGGAACCGACGTCAAAGTCGGAAACCTAGTACAGTTCGCTACTTGATGTAACTGTACTTATTGACACCAACTTCTAGGGAGAATGAAATGAAACCTTTGTATCGATCTACTGTAAACAAAAACAGTTCTGCTAATCAATTTAAGTCTAATGTTGGGAAAACCAAACTGACTAATATTATTAATGCTCCTATGCGTGGCGGTATACGTTTCTAACGTGTGCACTACTTTATGGACTCATCCTACACATGGCCCCCTCAAATGTGGCCAATGTATAGAATGCAGACTTGCATATTCAAGGGAGTGGGCTATCAGGATTACCCACGAACAAATGATGCACGAGCGATCTTGTATGCTCAACCTCACATATGATGATGATAATTTACCTAAGCATGGTCAACTTGTTAAAGCTGATCTGCAAAAGTTTTTTAAGCGTATGCGTAAGTCGGGTATAAAATTTCGTTATGTGGCGTCTGGTGAATATGGAGACACTACTAGGCGTCCCCATTTTCATATAGCATTGTTTGGTGAAGATTTCGATTCTGATCGTATCCGTTTCGGTAGTTCTGGAGGAGACAAGACTTATATTTCTAAGACAGTCTCACGACATTGGTATCAGGGAAATCACTTAATTGGAGCTTTGAATTTTGAGTCTGCGGCATACATTGCTAGGTATATACTCAAGAAAATCAAGCCTTCAGATAAGGTATCACCTTTGCCTTTGTTTGTAAACAAAGAGGATGGAGAAATCACATTTCCCAATCCGGAATTCTTAATAATGTCGAAAGGCATTAGTAAGGGGTGGTTTAACGACTTCTTTATGTCGGATGTTTTTCCGACCGCTAGCGTCGTTACAGCACAGGGTTCTAGGGCACCAGTCCCTAGGTATTATAAAAATCTTTTAAAGGAGTTGGGTCATGATTTGAGTTTGCAAATGCAATTTCGTTCTTCGGTGCGAGCCGAAATGGAAGTTGAACGGAATATGTTCGAAAATCTTCCTGTTCGAAAGAACGCTAGACACTTTGTTAGCGTATCTAGAGTCAATCAATCAAAACGTATTATTTAAAGGTCACAAAAATGTTGCAATATATTGTTAGTGTTAAGGATAGGGCTGCTGAAGTTTTCAATCGCCCTTTTTTTGTTCCTCACCGTAATGTTGCGGTGCGTGATTTTACCGATGAGATTAATCGAGCACATGCCGATAATCCATTGAATAAACATCCCGATGATTTTGATTTGTATTTGTTGGGACAATTCGACGATTCCGTCGGTTCCTTCATTCGTGAAGGTGCTCCAACTGTTCTCGTCCGTGGTAAGGACGTTGTTCAAACCTCTGTTTGACCCTTGCACCCCTTCGGGGGTGCTTTTTTATTTTTAGGAGTAACTATGTTTTCTAATAAATCTGCCAGTGCACATGATTTTGCAATGGTTCCCAGAGCGGATATTCCGCGATCTAAGTTTTCTATGCAGAAAACGCTTAAAACCACTTTTGATAGTGGTTATCTTGTACCTATTATGTGTGAGGAGGTTCTTCCCGGTGATACGTTCAACACTAATGTTACTATGTTCGGTCGTCTCGCGACACCCATATTCCCAGTTATGGATAACCTCCATTTGGACTCGTTCTTTTTCTTTGTTCCTAATCGTCTGGTGTGGACAAATTGGGTTAAATTTATGGGGCAGCAGGATAATCCTGCCGATTCTATTTCCTACTCTATACCTCAACAAGTTTCCCCAGCTGGGGGTTACGCAGTTGGTTCGTTGCAAGACTATTTTGGTCTCCCAACTGTCGGGCAAGTTGGCGCTGGTAATACGGTTTCACATTCTGCGCTTCCTACCCGTGCATACAACTTGATTTTTAATCAATGGTTCCGTGATCAGAATTTACAAAATTCTGTTACGGTTGATACTGGTGATGGACCTGATACATCACCTTCTACTAATTACACTTTGTTACGTCGCGGTAAGCGACATGATTACTTCACTTCTGCATTGCCTTGGCCTCAAAAAGGCGGCACTGCTGTTACTTTACCTCTTGGTACTTCTGCACCCATTGTTTCTGATGGTGCTACTCCAACTTTTACAAGTTTGGATGGACAGTTTACTAACCAACAATTAAAATCTCGCGGTTCTGGCGGTAATATAGCTACATTTGGTACTGCTACTTATGCTGTTGATCCCGGCAATGTTAAATTTGGTACTACTACTGGTCTTTACGCTGATTTGTCTAGCGCTACAGCTGCAACTATTAATCAGCTGCGTCAGTCTTTTCAGATTCAGAAACTTCTGGAGCGGGACGCTCGAGGTGGTACTCGTTACACCGAAATCATACGCAGCCATTTTGGCGTTGCATCCCCTGATGCTCGTCTCCAACGTCCTGAGTATTTAGGCGGTGGTTCTACAAACATTAATATATCGCCTATTGCTCAAAATAGCGCTACTGGTTTGTCTGGTTCTACTACACCTATCGGCAATCTTGCCGCTTTTGGTACTTTTTTAGGAAAAGAACATGGATTTACACAATCTTTCGTCGAGCACGGTTATGTTATTGGTCTTATTTCTGTTCGTGCTGACCTTACTTACCAGCAGGGTCTACGGAGACATTGGTCTCGTAGTACTCGCTACGATTACTATTTTCCTGCTTTTGCCACTCTTGGTGAGCAATCTATTTTGAATAAGGAAATTTATGTTACTGGTAATACAACTCAAGATAACCAAGTTTTTGGTTATCAAGAACGATGGGCCGAATATCGTTATAACCCCTCTGAAATTACTGGCTTATTTAAGTCTACTAGTGCGGGTACTATTGACCCATGGCACTATTCGCAAAAATTCACTTCTTTGCCTACCTTGAATACAACGTTCATTCAAGATACTCCTCCTTTAGCACGCAACCTTGCTGTTGGTGCTTCTGCTAATGGACAGCAGCTTCTTCTCGATGCTTTTTTTAATATTACTGCTGCTCGTCCAATGCCTATGTATTCTGTACCTGGTCTAATTGACCATTTCTAATATGGATATATTTAGTTCTATTCTTGGTTATGTTGGTCAGCAAGAAACTAATCAAGCTAACCAAGATATTGCACAGCAGCAAATGGACTTTCAAGAAAGAATGTCCAATTCTGCTTA